AAATGGCAGTAGTTTTAAGATGTGTTCCTGTTGAATCTTATTCAGTATCTTCAAAATTTGGAAAAAGAGGAAGTAGCTTTCATTATGGTCTTGATATGCCTGGAAGAATGGGAAGTAATATTTATGCAGCACAAGGCGGTGTTGTTAAGTACACAGGATATGACGCAGATGGGTATGGGAATTATGTAATCATTGAACACCAAAGGTATAAGTTTTGTACACTATATGCTCATCTAAGTGCTTTTGGGGTTTCTGTAGGAAACTTTGTGAACCCAGGTGATGTGATAGGAAAAATGGGAAGCACAGGAAGATCAACAGGTTCCCATTTACATTTTGAGATAAGAAATGTACCATACAGCAGTTTTTGGTCAGTGAGAGGTAACTTGACATATATACTTGATCCACAACCTTATGTTGAGAATACAGGTTTGATGCATGGAGGCTATGGTGGAGGAATGTCATTTTCTGACACATATGAATATACATATGAAAAAATAACTGTTGATGAAAGTAGTAAAGCTGAAACAGGGAACTATTTGTATGGAAGAAAATATCGCATAATGGTGTTTAGAGAAGATGGCACAGGGTTTGATGTGTCAGATTTGCATGTTACATTTGAAGTTTCTAAGTCTCTAACAAGGGAAGCAAATACTGGAACTGTTACAATTTATAACTTAAATACAGAAACTGAAAATGATTTGATGGTAAATTGTAATAGAGTCACAATAGAAGCAGGTTATGAAGGCTTATTCGGATTAATATATGATGGTGATGTAATTCAAGGTATAAGAGGTGTTGAAAATGGTGTTGACTATTACTTAACTCTTGTAACAATGGATTGTGAAAGATTTTTAAATAGTGGATTCATAAGTTATACTATGACAAGAGGAATGTCAAAGAGAGATGTTGCAAAAAATATTTGTAATGTATCAACAAATCCTGTTGAATTGAATTCAATTTCATCATCATTTAATAAAGCAAAATATATTAGAGGAAAAGTTGTTTTTGGTAAGTCGAGAGATTTTCTTGATCAATTAGCTGCAACTTCTAATGCAAATTTTTATACTGATTCAGGCAAAGTGAATTTGGTAAGTGCAAATGACATACCAGAAAATCAATTAATATACTTAGATAGTTCTTCAGGTTTAATAGGTAGCCCACAACAAAATGCAGAAGGTATTACATTTCAATGCCTAATAAATCCAAGAATAACTTTATATAGCCTCGTAAACATTCCAAATTATCAAATAGTTGAACAAGAATACTCAGATGGAAATTCATTAGTGTACACATTAGACCAAGATCAATTATATAGGATTATAAAAGTTGATTTTTCTGGTGATACAAGGGGGCAGAATTGGTATGTAGATTGTACAGCTACAAATCAAGCAGGTGCAATACCTCAAATAATAGCTGGTCTTGTAGGAGAATCAGGTTTTACTGACTCTACCGGAAATGGTGATACTTATAATATAGAATCATATGGTAGTTCTGGAGCAGGAGGAGCAACTTCTTTTAAATCATTTGAGTACTGGACAAGTTTATCATCAAAGTCATCAATGCAATATAAATATCAACATGATGGTCGTACTTATACAGATTCAAAGGGTTTTAGAAGAAGGATTGCTGATAGCTATTCTAATGCACCTTACTATATGGTTGCAATGGGTACATATTATGGGTACACAGGTACAAAGTTACAAATAACTTTAACTGGTGGAAAAACATTTTATGCTTTTATAGGTGATTCAAAAGCTGATAGAGATACTGATGCTTTACACAAGTATTGTGTTCATGATGGCTCTCAAATAGAATTTATAGTTGATAAGAATCAATTAAAAAAAGGTAGCCCTAAAGTTGCAAAAACAGGTGATTGTTCATATGCAGGCTTTACGGGAATGATAAAAAGTGTAAGAACATTAAGTAAGGTGACGAGGTAGAAAATGGCTGAGAAGAGTACAACTTTTGGTGATTATACAGACAAATCTTTATTTGGTGTAAGTGAGCTTGCAGGTGGCGATTTACAAATTTTGCAAGAATTGAGGAAACAAATAATGTTTTCTTTAAGATGCTGCTGTCCAGCTATTATAAAGAGTATAAATTATGATGAAATGACAGTTGTTGTGCAGCCTGTAATAAAAGAAAACATTAAGTTTGGTACTCAAGAAGTGAAAGAATTTAAATTGCCTGAAATATTTGATGTTCCATTGGTATATCTTAGTAGTAAGGATGCAAGTATAACATTTCCAATTAGTGTGAATGATGAATGCCTATTATTTTTCGCAGACACATGCATAGATTCATGGTGGCAGTCAGGCGGAATTCAATCACAATTTGAAGAGAGAAGGCATGACTTGTCTGATTGTTTTTGTTTACCATGCCAAATGTCACAGCCAAAAAAAATAACTCAAATAAGTGAAGAATCTTTAAAATTAAGATATGGTGAAAATGAGTTTGAAGTAAAAAGTGATGGCATTTACTACAATAAAAAAAATATAATCAATCATAAGCATCAAGTAATTATTGGTGATCAAGTGTATACAACAACTGATATGATTTTGTAAGGTGATGAAAATGAAGTATAGAAGAATGGATGAAAATGGTGATTATATTTTTGGATTAAATGAGCAAGGTTTTTTAAAAGATAATGAAGCTGTTGCACAGGCAATTCTTACAAAAATAAAGTTACTAAAAGGTGAGTGGTGGGAGGATGTAAATGAAGGCACACCATTATTTGAGTCAATTTTAGGGATAGGAGCAGTGCAAGGGTCAAAAAATGCTATAGACCTGATAATAAGAGATAGAATATTATCAGTTGAGAATGTTGAAACGATATCATATTTCAAGAGTGAAATAGATAATGCTTCACGTACATATATGTTATATTGTGATGTTGAAACTAAATTTGGAAAAATAGAAAATTTAAATATTAATTTTTAGAGGTGAAATGAATGGCATATTTTCCACCAACAATAGATGCTTCAGGTATAAAGATACCATCATATCAAGACGTGTTGGATTATTTTGTTGAAAAGACAAAATCAATTTATGGTGATGATATTTATTTGTCTGAAGATTCACAAGACTATCAACTTTTGTCAACATTTAGTTTGTTATTTTATGATGTATGCCAATGCTTGATACTTGATTATAATTCTCATAGTCCTGATACAGCAATAGGTACAGCTTTAGATAAGATTGCTGCTTATATGGGGATAAAGAGAAAGGTTGGCACTTCAAGCACAGTTTTGTTGACATGTACAGGTGATCCTGGTACAATAGTTAGTTATGGGTCAGCAATTGATGTAAATGGATATATATGGCAACTTGAAAAAGAATTTGAAATACCTGATGAAGGCAATATAAAAGTAAATGCAAGTTGTGTTGAAAGTGGTGCAATACAAGCTCCTATAGGTACAATTAACAAGATCAATACACCAACAGCAGGATGGAAGAGTGTGACAAATGAGTATCCTGCTACAGTAGGTTCAGATATCGAAACTGATAGTGAGTTAAGAGAAAGGCTTGAGTTGGCAGCATCTGGTCCAGCTCTAACAAATTTTGAAAGTATTATAACAAAAGTACAAGAACTTGATAATGTCATAAGAATAAAGGGGTATGAGAATTTTACTTCAGCTTATGATGATCTTGGGTTACCACCCCATTCAATTTCTTTGGTTGTTGAGGGTGGTGATGAAAATGAAATAGCTAATGCAATTTTCAAAAGAAAAACACCTGGCACTGATACATATGGGACAACAAAAGTTGATGTAGTGACGGAATCAAACCAAACACTTACAATTTCATTTTTTAGACCAGAATATAAAAATGTAAATATTGCTATAACAATAACAAAGTTGGAAAACTATACAGATGCAGTTGAAAACGAAATAAAAGAAAATATACTAAATGAATTTGCAGATATTGAAATAGGTCAAACATTATATGCATCAAATTTATATTATCCAATTTTGTCTGCTTCAGGTGATATTTCATCACCTTCTTTTTTTATAAATTCTGTATCAATTAATGGAGGAATGAAAGTAGCACCAACAATGCTTCAATTATTGACAACAGATGTTTCATTGATAACAATAACAAAGAATGAGAGTGATTAAATGATATCTGATGTTTTGGAAGAAGAAAAATACTTAAATATAATTACGTCAGAACATAGAATGAAAGAAAAATATGTTAGTTTTGTATCATCAATATTAAAGCCACTTTTTGACACAGCAGAATGTATATCAAATAATGAGTATTTTTTTGATTTAGAATTTGCAATAGGAGATCAACTTGATATTATAGGTGAAATAATAGGCATAGAAAGAAGAGTTGATTTTGTATTGGATGATGGTACACAAGTTTTAAATGATGATGATTATAGATTTTTAATAAAAGCAACAATAGCAAGGAATCATTGGGATGGTTCAAGGGAAAATATATATGAAATTTGGAATAATCTTTTTCCAAATATAAGATTAAATTTAATAGATAATCTTGACATGTCATGCTTAATTATTGTGATGTCAGAAGGAATGACAAAAAATCAAATTAGCATGTTGTTTGCAGGTTTGATTGTTCCGAGACCTGCAGGTGTACAATATATTTACATGTTTGGAGAAAATGCAATATTTGCATTTGATATGGATAATGAGTTCTTTAAAGGATGGGATCAAGGTCATTGGGTTGCATATTGATGATTATGAAAATTTAAAAAATATATTTACAAAGAATTATAAATGTGTTATAATAAAAATAGATGAAATAGAAAATTCAAAGAAGTTAGAAAAAATATGTAAAATGTTAAAGTTATGGTAAGGTAAATTATAATTGTTGGCAAGATTGTTTAGTAGCTACTTTTGTGGCTACTAATTTTTGCTAAAAATAAAAGAGGTGTTGAAATGAGTGTTAAAACTTATAGCCTAAAAAAAGATGGTGAAAAAAATATAACAAAGAATTTTAAAGTTAAAGAATTTAAATGTAATGACGGAAGCGATAAAATATTGATATCAACAGAGACTGTGAATATGCTACAAAGTATAAGAGATTATTTTAAAGCACCAGTCGCAATAAATTCTGCTTATAGAACTGAAAGTTATAATTCACTTGTTGGTGGTGCAAAATATTCACAACATGTAAAAGGTACAGCATGTGATATAAGTGTTAGCAATGTTCCACCAAAAGCTGTAGCTTCTTTAATAGAAGAGTTCTTTCCAAACACAGGGTGTGGTTTGTATACAACATTTGTGCATGTTGATACAAGAGGGTATAAAGTAAGATGGAAAAATTCAGGATCGAATGTTGTAAGCAATTTTGGTCTTGGAAAGCTGTATGAAAAATATAAAGGTAAAGAGGAGGATGATATTGTGACACAGCAGGAGTTTAATAAAATGATGAATGAATATCTTGAAGAGTTATCAAAGAAAGAACCGAATAGCTGGTCATTAGAATATAGAAAGTGGGCTGAGGAAAATGGTGTAATTACAGGTGATCCTGACGGGAATAAGAGATATATGTCATATGTAACAAGAGAAGAAGCTGTGAAAATGATAAAGGAAGCATTAGATGTTTGATTAATAAAAGTTTAAGGAGAGTGTAATGCAAGATCATGAAGACTTTATTTTATTTAGGCAAAAAATAAATTTGATGATGGAAAGTTTAGGAGAAAAGATAAAAGATCTTAGCAATAGAGTGGTAAAGCTTGAAAATAAAGTTGAAGGATCAGATCATGTGTTACTTGAATTTCAAAATGATTTGAAGTTGATAGATATTGTTGTAAAAAATATAGATAGTTCGTTAAAAGAATTGAATAAAAGTATTGATGAAAGAGAAGAGAAAATAAAAATTATTAATGATGATGAAATAAGCTCTTTAAATAATAAAGTTCAAGAAGTTTTAGAAGAGCCTACAAAAAAATATAAAAGTAGAAAAGAAGTTGTGATAAACACAATAATAACAGTTATAATATCAGCATTAGTGACAGCAATCTTAGCCAACATTATATAGTTTATTTTACATTTTTATAGATGTGAGGTAAATTGTAATAATGGATAATAGTTTAAGTTTTGCTAAAAGATTAAAGAAATTAAATAAAAATTATACAAAGATATTATTGAATGAGATTGGCCTTGACAAAGAGTCTAAGGAGATTTTATATAAAAGATATGTTGAAGAAATGTCATTAGTTGAGATTGCTAATGAGCTTGGACACACAAAAGAATCTACAAATAATTTATTGGCTAAATCAAGAAGAGTTCTTGAAGACATTATACTTGAACAATATGAATTGATGCCAATAAAATTGCAAATGATAGCTGATTATTTATATGAGTTATAAAAAGATTTAAAATTTAATATTTAAAGGTTATTAAGTCCTCTTTTTGTTTTGTTAAAATTAAAATATACAAAACGAAAGGAGGATTTTTTATTTTGGCAAATTATAATTATCCAAATTATTATATGGGCAATCCATATATGCAGAATCCTATGTTAAGTCAGCAAAATAGATTGCAATCAATGGAGAATCAATTCTTTGGAAACAATCAGCAATCTCAACAAAACAATTTAGTTTTAAAAGGTAGACCTGTAACAAGTTTTGATGAAGCTAAAGCAAGCATGATAGATCTTGATGGATCTGTTTTTATATTCCCAGATTATGCAAGTGGAAAAATATATACAAAGCAAATAAATATGGACGGCACAGCTTCAATTAGAACTTATGAACTTGTTAACCCAATGAATATGCAGCAGAGCAATCAAGCTAATCAAGGTGCTAATGAAATTGAGAATGAATTAAGAAATAAAATAAATGTTCTTGAGGGTAAGATAAATAAACTTGAAAGTGAGGTTGTAAGATATGTTCAATCCTTTACAAATTCTTTCACAGCTGTCAAAAGCTCAGAATCCGCAAGCAATGATGTCACAAATGTTTCAGGGGAATCCTGCTATGGAAAGAGCAATGGAGATGACTAATGGCAAAAGTGAAGAAGAAATAAAACAAATAGTGATGAATTTAAGCAAGCAAGCAGGGGTAGATTTTGATGGGCTTTTAAATATGGCGAAAGGTATGGGCATAAAACTTTGATTAAATTGTGCAATTTAATAAATATAAATTATTTCTTTTTTCATCTTTTTTAGGAGGTAAAAAATGGCAGGAGAAATGATGGGAGCCACACCTGTGTATGATGTTTGTGGCAACAATGGTAATTTTGGTGGTGGAACATGGACATGGGTATTTTTACTTTTCATTCTTTTAGCATGGGGTGGAAATGGCTTTGGTTTTGGAGGAAGAAATGATGCATATCAAGCAGGTCTTACAAGAGCAGAGCTTTGTGATGGATTTAATTTCAATCAAATTGAGAATGGTATAAGAGGGGTACAGAATGGTCTTTGTGATGGATTTTATGCACAAAATACCACAATGCTCCAGGGTTTTAATGGCATACAGAGAGATATGTGCCAGGGATTTAGCACATTAAATTCAGGCATAACAAATCTTGGTTACCAAATGCAGAATTGCTGCTGTGACACAAACAGAAATATTGATGCTGTAAGATATGAAGCAGCTAAGAATACTTGTGATATAACTACAGCAATTCATGCAGAAGGCGAAGCAACAAGAGCTTTAATTAATGCAAATACAATGCAGGATCTTAGAGATAGGCTTGAAGCAAGAGATAGAGAGCTTATGACTGCAAACTTCCAGCTTTCCCAGCAAGCACAGACAGCAAATTTAGTTGATGAGCTTAGACCGTGCAGTAGACCAGCTTATATTACATGTAGTCCATATGAATCTGCAAATAGTAGATTATTTGGATATGGTCGTGATTGCGGATGCGGTTGCGGATGCTAAAGTGAATATTTTTAATGTATAGTTACATCATTTAATTTTTAGGCGGGTGATGTAATGTCATCTGCCTTTTTTGTTATAGGAGGTACAAAAATGACTTGTGATATAAGATATCAAAAGAGTGCTTTGAATGCTTTTACAAGAGCATCACAGACAGTGAATGCACAAAGTGTTGTTGTGTTTAATAATAATGCACCATTTACAGGTTGTTCAATTTCCCATGCAGCCGGTGGAGGTACTGTGTCATTAAATAAGCCAGGAATATATCTTGTTGAATTTAATGCAGATGCTTCATCAGTAGCTACAGCTGGTGGTACACTTACAATGCAACTTACAAATAATGGAGCTCTGGTTCCATCAGCGGAAGCAACCGCTACAGTGACAGCAAATACAGAAATTGTAAATTTAAAGTTTGCAACAATTGTGCAGGTGTTAAATTCTTGTAATTGTATAAATAATGATGTTGATTTGACTGTCATAAATAATGGAGTTCAGGCAAATTTGACTAATGCAAATATTGTGGTTGTCAAATTAGCATGATGAAGAATAGCTTAGAAGTATTTGATATGCTTGCTTTATTCTCTATTACCACAAGCCTTTTTAATATGAGCTTAAATGAAGGTCATATTGAAGAGCAGGAGAAAAATGAAGCAAGATTAAAAAGCATTGAACAAAAGATTGATAAAATATTAAGTAAGTATGAGGTGGATTAAATGGGAATGAGATACTATAATCTTACAAAGCAAAATGAGGTAAAAAATAATTCTCCTTTAAGACCAACTGTTGTAAAAGAGGATGATGAAAAGGAAAAGAAAGACCATTATGAACATCATAAAGAAGATGATGAAAATGAATGGGAGGAAAAGATGGATGAAAGAAGAATAGGTGCAAATGAAAAGTTACCACATGAGCAATTAATGAGAGCAATTAATGTTTTTGCTATTGGATGTGATTTTCATGAGAATGCAAGTTTAGATTCACATAAGTTAGGTTTACAAGGGTTTAAAAGATTACATAGATATTTTTCAAGAAAAGATAATGAAGTAAAAATGAGGTTAGAGCATTATTGTATTGATATGTTTGGTGAAAAAGTTATGCCTGATTGGGATAAGTTTGAAAAGCCAAAAATATCAAATACAGTGAAGGAAATGCTTGAGTCATATTTGGAGCATGAAACTGAAAAGTATGCCACAATTGCTGAAATAGCAAATATTCTTACAATGAATGAGTTTTTACATGAATCACATATGTTAAGAAAAGAACTGGAACCTGTGACAAGAGAAATTATAAAATGTAAGAGGTATATTCAAGATTTTGAGAATAGTGATTGGAGCTGGCATCACATTAGATACATAGATAATATGCTTCATACAAAATATAAAGAAAAAGAATATGAAGAGTTTAGTTATAAAGATTAATGTGAAAATGATTTATTTTAAAGCAGGGATTTAATTTCTCTGCTTTGTTTTTTAAGATTTTTATTTACAAA